GTTGCCATCTTCGTTCCTGATTATCTTATCGTTGATAGATACAGTGATGCTGTCTGCTATCTGACAAGCCATCGCACCACCTGTAAAGCCGTACTTGTGGTAGTAGATTATGTTCATGTGTAATTGTCCACTAAGTATTGGGTATCTACAAAAGATGGGTTGCCGAACCCGTTAATAACATTATGAAGCACAGTAATACCTCTAAAGTGATTGTTGCCAATATACCCCAAATAGTCCTCTTTGTGAAGGTATGCCGCACCACAAATAATACCAATCTGTAATCCACCTGATAGCACAGGACGAATGGCAACATCTAACACTTGTTTATGACCACATACAAAGCTTTGCCCTACAGTTTTTAATTGGTTTAGTGCATTACCACCTAACGGTTTCCCTGTGTGGGGGTTTTGCAAGTAGTGGGTAAACCACACCCCATTAACATCTACAGGCTTTAAGAAGTCGTGTACTTCCCAATCACTTAGGTTTAGTAAATGATAACCAACAAATCCCTCCATTTCTGGGCTGTCATTAGCTATACGTTTAAGTCTTTCGCAGTGATTTCCTATCGTAAAAATCATACGAGGATGCCATTGTCGTTTCTTGTTAACCTTTAATCGTTCCTGTTCTTTTTTAATTGGCGCAAGTAGTAAATCCATACCTCTATTACCGACCTCAATATCTTCTTTTAATCTGCGCCCCTCAAAACTTAACTTGCCTTTGTCATAGCTGCTGAGAGAGGGGAAGTCATAAAAGTCCCCTATATTTACTATAACATTTGGTTTCTTACTTGCAATGTAGTTACCAATAGCAGTAAGGTATGTTAAGTCTACCCCACCTTTCACTTGGCAATCTGAAATAACAGCAATCTTTAACGGTTTCTCTGGTTTAGTCATTAATGTTAACCTCGTAATTTATTAGTGTTTGGTAAACTCTGTCATCAACAGTACCTTTCCATTTTTCTGCTATTGTTTTGATGTACCACTCTTTGAATGTTTTATATGCCATTAGAGCTTCTTGTTGAGTTTTAAACCTTCCCAACACCCGCTGTTTACCTTTAGTAGAGCATTGTACAACATAGGCACTACCATCGTAAAAGTTCCCTATACCTGTCGGGCTTCTATCTCTTTCTCTCGCTAGGAGTACAGTGTTTATTTCTTTTGGTATAAACAGACAAGTATCCTCGCTATACACTTTGTTCCGCTTAATTAACAAATCTTTATCTAGCTGCCAAACTCTTCCATTCTCATCTTTGTTACCGAATCCTGCTTGTTCGTGACACCACTCGTAGAAAAACGTGTAAGATTTGAAATTATCTGAGACTGTGCAATCATCATAGCAAGGTTTTCTCACTACTGCTGATTTAGAGTAACACCTCATAAGCATACTTGCCCACACCTTATACTCTGTTAAGTGTTTCTTGTTCCGCTTGGCAGGGTACTTCATCCCTTTAATACCAACACCATAAACAAGGTTGTAACTTTCCTTTATCAATTAAATAACCCCTTGTGATTTCAAATGTTTCTTCTCAGCCTCAAACTCTTTAACACTCCAAGCATTAGCTTGCCATAAACCAACCACAGTTTTAATAGCTGCCTTAGCTACTTCATAAAACATTACAGGCAAACACACAACAACACTAAACAAACAATAAGTGAAGTAGTTGTGCAGCACAATCTTTAATAGTTGTTTATTCATCATCACTCCAATTTAATAATATCTTCATACTGTCTAACTCTACCAACCTTTGTTCTGCTAGGCTCTATTCCACAGCTTAACAGCTTCTCTTTCTGTTTGTCAACAGATAACTTACTAAATGCAATAACATCTTTAGCTTTAGTAGCTTCCTCAAAAGAGATATTCAGCTTATCAGCATGAGTCTTAATTGTATGGCAACCATTACACAACAGTTGTAAATTATCTTCACCTTTGTCTAACAACAATAACCTAGCAAACCACTGACAATACTCCTCCCAATTAGAGAAGCTACCTGCTGCTACGATGTGGTCTACTTCTAAATGACTTGATGCAAACCAACTGTTGCATTGATTACATTGCCCCACTTTCTTGACTCTTGGGCTTGTTATGCCACTATCTTTAAAGTTTGGTCGTGTGTTATTAGACTTGAATATGGATTTTACAGGGTAACGAGACCATATACGTCTTGATTGACCTCGTAAGTATTGTAGAAAGGCTTTTTCGTCTTTCCAAAAGTTTAAGTACACATTTAATCCTCCTGTGATTGTCTTACATGATTATGCGTCACTTTTGACGTAACGCAGGTTTATATATCAAAAGTGATTGCTATTCTGTGTTAGGCACTTGCTCTAAGTAGTATATGTTTCACTAAAAACATTTCCACAAGTGCATCGGGGTTATCTATAACAAGTAAATTAAACTGTGCGTTAATTCCGCGTGCAAGCTCATCTTTAATGGTTATTTCATCAAAATAAATACGTTCAACAATCCCACCATCAATTGTAAAATCAACTCTATCGCCAAACTCTAACGTGCCTAACATCTGCGTCAAGTGCGATGTTGCCCCGCGCTCTACAGTGTCATTATTCATGTTTGTATTCCTATTATCAAATTAAATATTTGTAGGGCAACACGCCTTACGCTCAGTGTTATGCGTATTCTTCAAACATATACCTAATAAAGCTTCCAGCGTTTAAAATACTAGCAAACAAGTTAAACCCAGCAGCAAAGCTATGTCCATTAATAGCACAAAACAAAGCCATACCAGCGCACAAAGCGCACATAATTAAAGCTACAAATTTCATAAATCACATCATTAAATTAAAATACGCATAACATTGCATTTAACGCGGACAAAGCCCCAGCCACTTACTACGTTTTTTCTAATTCCCCCGAATTCGAGGGAATTAGAACTATCTTTGTGTGGTCATGCCAGTTAATGCTGTGTTAGGTTTTATTTAGTAAATCTAACTCAAAAGGGTCAGCATCGTGGTACTTTAATCTCAAAATCTCCTTTTGTAGCGCATCACGCTCGGCTTCCACTCGTCTCAGTGCTTCAACGTGCTTGTCAAGAACCTTAATCAATTCATCCTTACTCATTTCGTAGGTTTCACCATAATTCATCATCATGCCTTTACCCATATAATAATCAGTAGCCATTTTCAGTCTCCAAACCTAACATTACGTCAAGTGCGATAACGCCCCATGCTATCAGTGCAGTTTTGACGTATCACGTTCATTTATCTAACAATATCAACAGGGTTTTACGCCTTACGCCTAGTGTTACACCTCAGTCATCATTTCATGTTTTGTTAAAAGTTTATCGGCTTCTTCAGCCTCTTTTTCCTTGACTATTGCAGCCACTTTAGCATTAATTAAGCCCTTTGACAAGCCATATTTTTCACTGACACCACTAACATCTTCTTTATACATTAGCGTATCAGCCTCAATCTTACGCTTATGGTACACTAGGTTGGCCACAGCTTCTTTAAATGTTTTGAGCTTTTCTTTATCATTGATAATATCTGTCAATATAGCATTATCATTATTCTCAGGGCGGCCACGCTTCTTTTGTTCACTCATTTTCTTGCTCCTCTTCATCGCCTAAAGCGTCTAGGCAAGTGCTAAATAAAAGATTAGATGCTAATGCACCTGCTAACCCGTTATCTTTAATAATTAAGAAAATCTCATCTAAAATCTCCATTGCTTTCTGTACTGTTTCCTCATCTGTTGTCTTTGTAGCGTGTTCCATAAAATCTTCAAAATGACTCATTTGTCTGTTCCTCCAAGTGCCATTAAAGCACTAAATAAAATACTTGGTAACACTACACCTGCCATGTTATTAACATCTACTCCAAACCCAACATATACGGGGATTAGAAAGAAGATTAAATAAACAAAGAACGCTATTAAGAAGCGTGTTGCAAAAGAAGATTTCTTTGGTGCGTCAGGTTTACCTGCATCTTCTAAGACACACTCTGTGTTGTTCATATAACTCTCTCTTAAATGTTTGGGCTGTTGTTAGCAGCCCGTTTGTTTATTGCTTAGTTAAGGTCAGAAGGGTATCGAATCATCGTCATCTAAATCCTCTGCTAACGGTGCAGGCTTAGGTTTAGCAGCTTTAGTCTCGCTTGGTTTATAAGCCTGACGTTGTTCTGCATCTGCCTCATCTTCAACAACATTACCAAAAGGATTAGCATTACCACCATACTCAATTAAGTCATAAATACAAATACTATTTAACTTAGCAAATGTACCGAACTTATTCTCAACTACACCATAGGCAGCCTTCCCTTTACTACCATTACCTACCAACTTTTTCTTAGTAATATCTATAACATTGTTGCCGCCAATGTCTTGATAAACTTTTGGTTGATACATCTCCTTGCCATCTGCGTTGTGTGTATTCTGAGAAAGTTTAATGATGTACTGTTCCTCTTGGTCAGGGAATGGTACTTCACATTTGTATTTAGCTACAAACTCCTCGTTATCCACTTCTTTAGCTTTCTGTTTAGAAAAGCGTTTATTCCAAGCCTTTGCTGTGGCTTTGTCTACTACGGCACTTGTTTTCCATTCTGTCAAATCTGACTCATACTTTTTAGTAGGTGTCTGAATGCAAGTGTAAAAGAAGGTTGCGTTGTTTAGAATTTCTGTTGTCATTATCGATTTCCTCGTTGTTGTGGCATTATGCCGTTGTATAAGCAACCCGTTGTTCAAGCTGCTTATATTCATCTATCTTAACACATTTTAATGTTGTGTCAAACATTTAATTAAATTATTTTATTTAAGGCATCTCCTCGTTTTCATGTTTGGTATTATGATTGAATACGCCCCTTGTGTCAACTGTTTAATGAACATCTTTCCAGCTACCATTCTTGCTCATCTTACCCTCACCATCAAGCTCAATTGGTAGCTTTAAGAACTCACCAGCCTCAATGATACACTTAACACTCATAGCACGAATATCTTCTTCAATACCGTCTAACA